GGTAGATGAAGATGATGAGAAATTGAAGTTGGCCGCGGCCCAGTAATTTATGGTGGATCATAGGAAAAAGGCGTGCGCGCCAAAGAATCCCTCCAAACTACATAGGGATCACTATTAGGAAGCCGGTCGTGAGACAATGTGGTGAGATAAACAACACCAAAATACAATCGCAACAATGGATTGCAATAAGAATTCTTAGTCCCGCGAGTTGAATAAGCAGAATCTACAACAAGTTCACGGAAACTGAAAAAATGTGTCAAGTCAGCCCAGGAAATTAGGACATTATCACAAACCAAAGACAAAAGAATAAGATGGAAAGGAACTAACTTGTTGCGATCCATGAATCTAGCTTTCTCAATCAACCATTGAACCACTTGGATTTCTTGCTGGCGATTCCCACTTGCTCTGAGTGTCCTCAAAATCAAAGTTAGCATAAGGTAAACATTTCTTAACAAACGCAAATGCGGAAGCAAAAAGAAAGATCCATAGCCTATGATGCTAATGAAATTGAATAAGGCATGTGCTCCAAAGCCGGCAAGATAATGAACTCTCAAAGTGAGCAGAGAAAAGGAATAATGGTACAAAAAACGCAACAGCGCTTCAGGCTTATAAATGCCGAACATATTATTCCATGACTCATAGCTAGCCAAAGTCAAACTTAACACTAATGAAAGTGCCAAAATCAAGACACTAGGCACAGGAAAGAGCAATGTTAGAAGGACAGGTAGAGCTTTAAAGAATTCTTCAGCCGCAGGTGCGATGACAACCTTAGCAACAATCTTGGAACAATGCAGTGAGGCTGAAAAGAACGCATCGCTAAAAGCTGACAGTGAGCCATGTTCAAGAGCCGCAGGTGCTGAGTTATAAACTAGACCAAAACGAACAGGGTCAGCATTACCCATGTCGACCTGAAAAATACGATCAAGAACGTAATGGTCGAAAATGGTGTCCAATTGGATCTTGGAAACGTAGGAGCAAACACTGTCGAGTTCATGAAGAGTTATGCCATATCGTTCGGCGTAAAATTGTCGCCCAGCTTCTGTAATGGGATGAGTTGTCTCCATTTCACTCCAAATACGAGCATTCTTCTTAGTACCAGTCCTACATTCGACTTTGGCCTTAGTCAAAAGATAGATCATCCGTTGGCAAAACTCGTATAGGATAGGAACATGAGTGTTCTGAAGCATCATACTATAAATATCTCCATGGAGGATCATTAGCCGATGTTTCGACTTGACATGGGCTTGCATCCAGCCAACTCTAGCAAGCATACGCCCAACGATAGATCCAGGAACAATAGAGGGGACTCCATCCGTTTCTGTTGGGACGAAAAGTTTTCGCAAGAAAGTAGAGTTTTGTCGATCAACGCCTTCAAACTTCTCGTCTCGGTTGAGAAGACGCCCATAAGCCTGTAATTCTGGCTCAGTAATTGCTTTGCCATTGTAAGCAATAGTCAAATCGTCACCTGAAACTTGGGCATAACCCTGTACGCCAGCACGAAACATGTACCACATTGCTTCTTCCATCCTAAGAAGAGAATTAGTGAGAGTGGTGTCAGCACGGCCAGATGACATCGGACCGTGACCTTCTGCTCGAAAATGCTCCGACAGGGAAAAAGATACGCCGCAGCTCTTAACTTTGCCAACGATGCGCAAACTCTCACGCAGCATCTCAAAGCCAAAGTGCTCTTCTCCAAGCAATTCCTCGTAGAAGTCAAACATCCTTAGAACACGAATTGTTCTCGTTGTTGCGTCATAGGCGGAGCCGTCTGCATCTAAGGTGTGCTCGTGCAAGGTATCACAGTTTTGGCGCCAAATGCCTCGCTTTTCCTCAGTCATCATGGACCCTATCGTCATCGGAGCATAGGGATCACTAAATACAGGTTTCAAACCACGGTATATACTCTTGATTATTCTGCCAGTTATGATAGAAAATCCGAGTCCAAAACCCTGAATGAGGCGC